GTCGTATAGCTGAGATTTACCCCCACCGCCGCTTCGAAGAGAGTTTACGAGCCGGCCATAGCCATTGCTAGTGATGGGCATCCAATAGGAGTTCTCCGGAGCAGTGGCCCATAGTCGGTTGCCTTTCATGGTGAAGCAGATTCTGCGCCATTGCCAGGGTGTTGCAGTCGACATTTGGAAGGACAGGATCTCTTTGAGACCCACCATATACGGGCTCTTCGTGCCACGGGCGGCCTCATCTTCGGGGCCACCATTAGTGCCAGCTTTGGATTGGCAGTCACGGGCTGTGCAGATCCAGGGAAAGACGTAGGGTTCGCGGCCAGAGACACCACCCTGAATGAGAGCGGGTGAACGGACAAAGCCGGTTGGCTTCGCACCATCAGGATCTTGGCCTTGTTGCCAACTGAAGGTTGCCATCTTATCCCGTTTTTTTGTCGACGTGAGGTTGAGGATTCTCTTGCGGGACATGCAAGCTGGTTTCCTGGAGCGGCGGTTCGTTGCGCGGTAGCGGCGGCGGATTGGATTGCGTGGATCGGCGCGGGAGTAGCGCTTTCGGGTGTAGCGTTTTCGGGTACGTCGGATAGCCATCTTGGCGGGCGGGGTCCATGCAGTTTTGTTGAGGGACCTCGGGTATTTATATGGGGGGTGCGTGTTTTTTTTTTGGGGTCTACAAGGTTAAGTTGCGACCCCAAAAATTGACATGCGCAGGTTCAAGCTCGATAACGTCAACTATGTCCTCCTCACCTATTCCGATTGTCCGAACGATTTCGATCCTCAACTCATTATCAACGCAGTTGTCGGAACTGGAGCAGTGTACCGACTTGGTCGAGAGTTGCACCAGAATGGCAAACCTCATTATCACTGTTTCGTACAGTGGGATGACGGATATTCTACTCCGGACGCCGGTGCAATTTTCAACGTGGGAGGCCGTAAGGCAAACATTAAACGGTTTTCGGCGAATCCTGGACGACGCTGGGATTACGTCGGCAAGTACGCCAACCAGAAGGAGGGCCACTATATCATTGGAGATCAATGCGAGAGGCCGGGCGGTGATAAGGAGGACTCCGAGAGGTCTCAATCTGACATCTGGTCAGAGATTATCAACGCAACGTCTCAAAGCGAATTTTTTGAGAAACTGGCGGCTCTTGCTCCTAAACAGCTCGGATGCTCTTTTAGTAGTTTGAAGCTGTATGCTGATTGGAAGTATCGTCCGGAGCAGGAGGAGTACATCACTCCGGTTGGTCGGTTCGAGGTTCCGGAGGTATTGTCCGATTGGGTGGTGGATAACTTGGAGTCAGAGGTTGTAGGTATGTCTTGTCCGTCGTTCCGGAGACACGCACGGCCCCTCTCGGCCTTCGGGCCTCGTCCCCCGGAGGGGGGCTCGTGCTGTCACCTGCACTCGAGGACGCCTGAATACATTGTGATCAGGGGTATATGTGCTAACCTTTTTAGGAAGACCGAAGGGACTTGTGTTGTTTGGTCAGACTAGGCTTGGAAAGACAGTGTGGGCTAGATCATTAGGCAACCATGCTTATTTTGGTGGCTTGTTCAACATGGATGATCTTTGCCAGGACGTCAAGTACGCTGTTTTTGACGATATGAATGGTGGATTTGGTTTTTTCCCCTCTTACAAGCAATGGCTTGGGGGTCAATTTCAATTCACTTGTAACGACAAGTACAAGCATAAACAGAGGGTCATCTGGGGCAAGCCCACGATCTGGGTGTGTAACAGAGACCCGAGGTTAGAGGTTTACAAGGCAGGGTGTGAACCGGACTTTGCATGGATGGAGGAAAATTGCATTTTCTACGAGGTGACAGAAACTATTTTTCATGCCAATACAGAGTAGCTTCGTAGTCAATCGATAGCTTGTCAGCACTAGTACTGCCATCAAGGCATCTAAAGAAGTCGATGACGTAATAATCGCCCATTCCAGCCTTAGACTCGACACTAACGTTAGATTCTACCGTATCACCGCCGTACTGATCGTCACCATAAACCAGGGTGTGCTTCATTGGGTGCCACAAGCGTCGGGTGTGAAACCTTCCGATATTGTTGCTTGATGAGAGCGTGACCGTTTTGTCGTATTTCACCGTAATAGTTGACCGGTCAGGTGGGGCGACGAGGGGATCGTACCAATCGGATTGTCCTGTACCCTTGAACATGAAGTCGTATAGCTGAGATTTACCCCCACCGCCGCTTCGAAGAGAGTTTACGAGCCGGCCATAGCCATTGCTAGTGATGGGCATCCAATAGGAGTTCTCCGGAGCAGTGGCCCATAGTCGGTTG